AAATGAAGTTCCTGGGGTCCGGCAACGCCACCGTTCGGTTTGCCATAGCAGTAAACCGCCGTTGGAAGAACGCCCAGGGTGAGTGGACGGAACAGGTTTCTTACTTTGACGTAACGGCCTACGGTTCACTAGCTGAAAACGTGGCCAACTGTCTGACCAAGGGAACCCGTGTCATTGTGACCGGACGCCTAGAACAGCGGTCCTGGGAAACCCCGGAAGGTGATAAGCGGTCCGTGGTGGAAATCGTGGCGGACGCCGTTGGTCCTGATCTTACGTGGGCCACAGCTGTAGTTTCCAAGACCGACACCCGGCGTGAAGTAACCACGCCCATGACGGAAGAAGCTTGGTAATGCCCCCGGCCAAAATGTCTGAAGCGGTTAAGTCCATCCTTGATTACTTTAAGGAAATCTACGGGGACATTGAATTCACAGCGGAAGAAGCCGGAACTGTGTTTAATGGATCCAAGGGCGGAAAAGTTAAGGACCTGACTGACGCCCAAATTATTCAATACTGTGTATTAGACGCCTATGGCAGACTGTCAAAAGCGGAAAAGGCCTTGAAGGACGCTTGGAACCACATAGCGGACCTGGAAGCGACAGCACAGAACCGGGCAACACGCCGGGCTAAGAAATAAAAAGGGAAGGGGTCCAGGAAATACCTGGGCCCCAAACCAAACCAAGGGGAGGAACAAACATGTTTATTTCAAGACTGGCCGTAATCACTGGACTGGCCGTATCGGCCTTACTGGGCATTAACCACCAGGACCATCCAGTGGTGCCTAAAATCGCCGTACAGGCCACCACTAGCACTACCAGCACCACGGTGCCGATTACGTCACAATGGGATACCAGGGACACTGACCCAACGGCCACCTGGCCATCACCAACGGACCCAACCAGGAAACTGACGCCCTGGGAACAGGAAGTGTTTGCCTGTATCCGTTACCATGAGAGTAGAAACCACAGCTTTTCCGTGGAACAAAATAGCCACGCCGGTGGTTGGTACCAGTTCATTCCTTACATTTGGGCTTACGCCAGGGCACACATTCCCGGTATTCCAGCGACACCTACCCAGGCCACTACGGATCAACAGTCCCAGGTGGCCGTTTGGTACTACCAGCGGAACGGGTCCTGGTCCGTGGAATGGGGCGGTGAAAAGGCGTGTTGGGAATGAGTGAATACACAGCTGTTTCATTGTTTGCCGGTGTTGGTGGGTTTGATTTGGCCCTAGAACGTGCCGGTGTAAAAGTATGCGCTTCAGTGGAAATAGATAAAAAAGCCCGTGGGGTACTGGAACACCGGTTCCCAAACACGGTTTTATTTGAAGATGTAAGGAAGGTGACTGGTGATGAACTACGGGCAACAGGCTTTACCCCTGAACGGGGAATTATCTGTGGGGGTTTCCCCTGCCAAGACTTATCCGTGGCGGGGAAAAGGGCCGGACTTGCCGGTGAACGTTCCGGCCTTTATGGAGAAATTTTACGGTTGGTGGATGAATTGCGCCCTAAATGGGTGGTCCTTGAAAACGTCCCTGGCCTTTTGTCATCCAACGGGGGACGGGACATGGGAACCGTTATCGGGACGTTGGTTGAACGGGGGTATGGGATCGGCTACAGGGTTCTTGACAGTCAGTATTTCGGAATACCACAACGTAGAAGACGTGTCTTTATTATCGGGTGTCTTGGAAGCACCGGGGAAGAACCTGGAAAAGTATTGGCTATCCCCCAAGGCCTGCCAGGGGATCCTGACACGGGCTTCAAGACGGGGCAAACGGTTGCCACCGGTACTGGAACAGGCGTTAATGGAACAGTCCCAGTGTTAATAACAATGCGAGAAGGAAAACCGGGGGGGGGGAAGGGTCCGTTGATTAGCGAAAACAAATCCTTGACTTTATCAACAGGAAATAACCAGGTTCTTTACCAACCGCAAGTGTTTGTAAAATCTAAAAGGCCACAAAATGACCAAGATGACGAAAACTGGAAAACTGACGCCCCACACCCAACGTTAAACCAGTTTGACCAAGGTGATAGCCGGACCGTAGCCATTGTTGTAGAAACTGTTTTAAATCGTATGACCGCTTTTGGAAGTTATGCCAATGATGACAGGACTACTTCCACCCAAACCGCTAGGCAATACAAGGACGCCACGGACTTAGTGACACAGCTAGGTAGGGTCAGACGTTTAACACCATTGGAAGCTGAACGTTTACAGGGTTTCCCTGACGGGTGGACCAGTCACACGGTTGATCCTAAAAAGGGACTGGTTGAACAAACCGACAGTTCACGTTACAAACAGATGGGTAACGCTGTGGCCGTTCCGGTGGTGGAATGGATAATTGGCCGTTTGATGGACCATGAAAATGGAATACTGTAACCATGAAGTTAGTAATTGTCGTAATGGCGTGTAGTGCCCTGGCCCTGTTTGCCGGGTGGGCTACCGTAAAGCTTGAAGAATGGTGGGGGAAGTGAAAATGTCACACCCCCACGTCAGACTGTAAACAAACCTTTTAGGGAGGACATGAAATGAAGTTTGAAATTGTTATTAGCACTACGGACATTGACCGGAATGACTGGTTGAACTATCGCCGGGCCGGAATTGGTGGATCTGATGTATCCGCCATCCTGGGTGTAAATAAGTACAAATCCGCTTTTAGCCTGTGGGCCGATAAGACCGGACAGGCCAAACCGGACCAGGGCAATAAAGCCACCCAATGGGGTAATGACCTAGAAATGGTGGTGGCCCAAAACTACGCCCGTGAGTACAACGCCCAGGTGGTGGCCTGGCCACAGCTGTTACGGTCCAAGGAAAACCCGTTCATGTTGGCCAACCTGGACTTCCTTATTTGTGAAGGTGATGTGTTCCCCAACGGTGAAGTGACCGTCCTGGGACCAACTGACCCGTTCCCAGGTGATGTACTACGGATCCTGGAAATCAAGACCACCGGAATTGTGGGCCGTGGTTCAGGCCACCTGTGGAATAACGGTGGGGTGCCCCAAGCCTATGAACTTCAGGGACACCACTATTCCCTAGTTACTGGTATTGACCGGGTGACGTTTGCCTGTTTGGTGCCCGGTGAAGGCTTAGTGGTCCGTGAACGTGAGTACACCAACGCCACCGCTAACGCCCAAATCATTGACGCTGAACGGGCCTTTTGGAACCTGGTGGAGACTAAGACCCCGCCGGACGCCACTGGCGGTCAGTCCACCCTAGAAGCGGTACACCACATGTTCCCGGTTCAGACACCCGGTAAGACCGTGGAAGCTGATGACCAGTTACTGGAACTAATCGCTGAATACCGCCGGGTGAAGGCCATGGTGGAAGGTTCTGAAGCTGTCTTGAAGGACATTAGGGCCCAGTTGGAATACTTGATTGGTGACGCTGAAACCGTGGAATGGGCGGGCCAGGAACTACTGACCTTGAAGGCCACCAAGGGACGTGAGAGTTTGGACACCAAGGCTTTTAAGGCCACGTGTCCTGACATTTACCAAAACTTTGTACGGGTTTCCCAGGGTGCCCGTGTTCTACGCTTAAAGGGTGAATAGATGTGGTGCTGTAGGTGTACGGAACCTATCGCCCAGCGGTGGATCCTAAATAAACGTTGGTACCACATTGGTACCGGACGTGAACAGTGCCATCATGATGATCTGTACAACATAGATGTAGCCACACCGGAAGGGGAAAACAATGAGACTAATACAGGACGCTAAAGTGACCTACTACGCCTGGCGTAGAACCCGGTACATTAAGTCACTGTTTAAGCAATTGGCCAAGACCAAGGTTCAGGCCACCCTGGAAGTTCCAGCTGAACACGGTGAAAACCATGACGCCTAAGACCGGGACCTGTCAATTTTGCCTAAAGGCCATTTATTTCAAGGACGGGCGTACCTGGGTCCATGATCAGACGGACTATCCCTGGTGCCGGTTACAGGTGGCCGTACCTATTCCATTGGAGGAAGAACAGTGAACTGTAAATGTGGACACTTTTACCAAGCCCACCAAATAACTACCTGGCGGGGACCGTATGGCCAAGTGGGCCGGTGTTCTGCCACCATTCACATGAAGAACTACAGCTACCCGTGTCCCTGTTTGGCCTATGAGGAAGATCAGTGAACTACACGATTACTGGCCCAGCTGACTGGCGTAACCAAGTCATTTGGGTAATGGACCAGGTAAACCACCCACCCCACTACACCGCTGACCCGTCCGGGGTGGAATGTATCCAAATCACCCGCCACCGGAATTTCAACATTGGTAACGCCATTAAGTATTTGTGGCGGGCGGGGCTAAAAAATGAAGACACCACAATTGAAGACCTGGAAAAGTCCATTTGGTACATCCAGGACGAAATCAACCGATTAAAGGAAATGGGGAAGTAATGATCATGTGGGCAACAATTCTAAAATGGCGGTTCCGTCAGTGGCACACGGCCTATCAAGCCAAGGGGTGGTTAAGTGAAATTAACTTGACCCCGCCTAAGTTCAACATTGGTAAGGCCGATTACTACGAATACAAAATGAACCAGTACCAGTCCAAAATGAACCGGGCCCGGTGGGAGGAAAAACACCCAGGTGAAGATTGGTACACCGCTGATTGGGACCCGGAATGAAGATACCGCTAATCATTACAGCTTTTAATGTGGTCCTGACCTTGGTGTGTATTTTTCTGATGGCCCGGAAATAATGTGGTCCTGGATCTTGGAAGGTATTGGTTTGGCCGGGGCATTTCTCGCCGGACGTAGATACTGGTGGGCCTGGGGCATTTTGTTAGGTAACGCTGTCCTGTGGACCGTTTACGGGTTCACCAGTCACCAGTACGGCTTTTGTACGGCCAGCGTGTTTTACGCTTTTGTGTACACCAAGAACCTTTTACTGTGGCGGAAGAACCGTGACAGCTGACCCGCCCGCCACGTGCCCTACCTGTGGCCGTGTAAGGGCTAACCGTTGGGAACCATGCCCCCATTGTGGGGAAGTGGACTGATGGACCGGAAGGTGTTTTCCCAGGACATTTATGACCGGGACGATACGGCCAAGTTTGACGTGATCCAGTGGCTACTACGCCTGGGGTATCAGGACGCCTGGGTGAACCCGGACCAGTACGGAATAGACGTGTTGGCCTTTGATTGGGACGGGACTAAACAGGCCTTTGAAGTGGAAGTGAAACAGACCTGGACCGGACCTAAATTCCCGTTTGCCACGGTTCACTTTTCCGCCCGGAAGCTGAAGTTTGCCAAGCCCCTGAAAACCATTTGGTTCACCATGCTGAACCAGGAACGTACCCACATCCTGGGTATCACTGGTGAGACATTTTTACAGTGTCCGGTGGTGGCCAAGGACACCATTTACACCCAGGGGGAAAAGTTTGTGGCGGTGCCCGTAGAACGTGCCACATTATGGAAAATCTGACAGGAAATTTCCAAGTTTTTTTAGAACCCTTGAAAAATAAGGGCAAACGGGGTACCAAATGATTTGACATGTCCATTGTTTGGACTACACTGGAACATGTCAAGGACAAGGGATCCAAGACGGGAGGATGTAAAGATGACTATTACTTTTACACGGGGCAAGAATTCACAGGGCAACCTGTTTTGGTTGGCCGACAATTTTACTGGTTTAATCATTGAGCGTAAAAAAGACCACAGTGGTTGGTTCTATTCAGTTAAGCAATACGGCCACAGCGGATCTAGGGAAATTGCTTCATTTGACACCAAGGTTGAAGCGGAAACCTACGTGAAGGGCGGAAAATAATGAAGTTCTTTATTCACTTAACGCCGTACCAGTGGGACATGCTGTGTTCCAAGATCATTGAAGCCTTGGACCAAGATGTGGATGGCGTAATGCCCCACCGTAACGCCCTGGCCCAACTGTCCTATGACGCCCGTAACTTGGCGGAAGGCCTGTATTCACGCCTGGACGCTGACCTGGCCACTGTGAAGCTTTTGACCCCCTACCTGGAAGGACTGAACTGATGTTTGACCTACACCATGACCCAATGCTAGAAACCGGACCTGAATACAAATGTGCCCATTGTGACGTGGACATTTATTCCGTCTGTGTGGAGGAATACACCTGGGAATACCGCCACGTGGACACTGACACCGCCATGTCCGCTGACCGGACCCATGAAGCGGAAGCGGTGGGTATCTAATGGACCAGCGTATTTCTGATGAAGAAATTGAAGAAATCCTACGGTTCTACGCCCCAGTGGAAACGAACTGTAATGACCGGTGCTGGGAAACGCCGGAAGGTGAGATGATCCACGCCCACGGGATGTTTACCAGGGACCACATGTGGCACAGATGGCGGGACCGCCCATGAACGTGGCCTACTACCAAGATAAGCACATGAACCGTGAACACCGGTTTTACTGTGACTTTTGCCAAACGTCCTGGCCCTGTGACGCCCGTGAATTGGCGGACCAACTTTATTTATTAGCGGGTACAGCTTCAGGTTTTGTGGAAGAACCGCCGGACGTGCCATTGTCAGGGGGAAGAACTGTGACGGAACAGTTTGACGTTATTGTGTCAGATCCACCCTGGGCCTATTACGGCCAACAGAATAAATGGGGATCCGCTTCCAAGTTTTACAACACTATGGGTTTGGATGACATTGTGAGTACCGGAAACTTGCCGGACCTGTTAGCTGATAACGGAATTCTGTTCCTGTGGGCTACGTCACCGCTTTTGGATGTTGCCATGGAAGCCATAAACAAATGGGGTTTGACCTTCCGTGGTGTGGCTTTTGTGTGGGTAAAGACCAAGAAAACTGACCCAACCATTCCCGTGGGTGCCCAGGGCGTCCGCCCTTCCATAGTTAAACCCACCACTGAATTTGTGCTGTCCGCTTCCCGTGTAAAAAAAGGAAGGCCCATGAAGCTTTACAGTGAGAGTGTCCGCCAGGTGATACTGGCCCCTAAACGGGAACATAGTAGGAAACCTGATCAATTGTTTGAAAACATTGACGCCATGTACCCAGGGGCCCGGAAGCTTGAAATGTATTCCCGTGAAGTTAGGCCAGGGTGGGAACAATGGGGAAACCAAATTGGCATGTTTGGGAAGGAAGAACTATGACCGCCACCCAGGGCTTTTGGACATGTTGGGTAACTATGGCCGTACTGGCCGTACTAATCGTGTGGTGGGGTGAGAAATGAACCGGGAAGAACGTGACCAGCTACGGGCCAAACACCGTAATGATGACTGGGCCATACCCGGACAGTGTAATGAGTGTGGAAGTTATGAATACCCCGTGATGTACCCCTGTGACGTGATCCAGGTACTAGACGCCTGGGAAGCCACGTTACCCTGGGACGTTATTGACTGGGCAGACTTTTGGGTGGGCTTTGGTGAACCACCTAAGCCATAAGTATCCCGGAAACGGTTTAGTTTTGCCAAAACCGATAATGAAACGGTGCCAAAACTGACACTGGAACCTTTACATTTTTACATAAACGCCAGTTTTCGCTTTTGTGTAAAGTTTTGACTTCAGTGGAACGGTTTAATGTACCAGTTCAGGAACAATAACCTTTAACATGGTTAAACCTTATTAAAGGTTTTGTCCATTTCTCCCCTACTTTTGGTAGCCCGGTGAGTAGATAAAAGGACTACCGGGTGACAGGCCCAGGTGGCCGGAACTACGGTTTAGCCCATGACCTGTGTAGTTGCCCTAATCACCCCGGCCCGTACCCTGATGGCTTATGACAGCTTTGTGGGGAATGAAACTGACTACCGGATCACCGTAACGCCTAAGGCTAAACAAATCGGGGACGCCCTGGTTGGTTTCAGTGGATCCTGGCGGACGGGCCAACAGGTATTCAAGGCCTTTGAACGTATGGGGAAGCCCAACCTGGACCAGTTTGTGGCCAACTTTGTGGCTACAGATGATGACTGGACCGTTCTGTTTGCCCAGGGCGGGAAGCTTTATGAAGTCCAGGCCGATAAGTCCACCGTGGAAATAGCGGAAACCGCCGGGGGAATGTTCCACGCCATTGGTTCCGGTGCCGGACCAGCTTTGGGGTCCCTGTACGTAGATCACATAGACCGGGTATCAGTCACTACGGCCCTAGAAGCGTCCCAGGCTTTTATTTCCCAGGTACGTGGACCGTTCTACACCCTAGAAATGCCCCATTAGATGTAGGCTTTTATCAAACCTATGGCCATCAAACTTGACCCAGTTGTATTTGATAAGGAACGTCAGGTCCTTGAACTACGCCTACAGGGCTACACCTTTGACGTAATCGCTGAACACGTTGGCTACGCTAGCCCCGGTTCTGCCCATAACGCCTACAAACGTGGCCTTATGCGGACGCTTCAGGAACCATCCCAGGAACTACGGGACTTGGAAATTGCCCGCCTGGACCGCCTGATGAACGGGGTATGGGAAAAGGCCCTACTGGGTGACGTACCAGCTGTGAACGCTGTGTTGAAAATCCTGGAACGCCGGGCCAAAATGTTGGGACTAGACGCCCCGGCCAAGATCCAAGCGGAAGTGACTAACTATGAAGGTGGAACCGACATTGACAGGGAAGTTGCCCGACTTGCCCAAATCCTGGCCGGTGAACAGGGTGGTGGCGTCCAGGTACACATGGACACACCAACAGGCCCGTCCTGAACAGTTACCCCCCGCTGAACCCTTTAACGTTTGGCTAATCCAGTCAGGCCGTGGGTGGGGTAAGACCCGGACCGGGGCGGAATGGGTCATTTACCAGGCCCTAAAATACGATAAAACCAGGTGGGCCGTAGTTGCCCCTACCTTCAGTGACGCCCGTGACACGTGCGCTGAAGGGGACAGTGGCCTAGTGGCCGTGGCTAATCGCTATGGCGTCCTGGAAGCCTGGAACCGGTCCCTGGGGGAAATCAGGCTAACCAATGGATCCAGGATAAAGCTGTTCAGTGCCCAGGAACCTGACCGTTTACGTGGCCCCCAACATCACGGGGCCTGGTGTGATGAGTTATCCAGCTACCAGTATGAAGACACGTGGGCCCAATTACAGTTTGGCCTACGCTTGAAAAAGGACGATTTAACGCCCCAAACGGTGGTTACGACTACCCCCCGGCCCACCAAGCTGTTCCGTACCCTGGCCAAAAAGCCCGGAACCATCATCACCAGGGGGTCCACCTATGACAATAAGGCCAACCTGTCCAGTGAATTCATCCGGGAGATAGAAGACGCCTATGGCGGAACCCGCTTAGGACGCCAGGAACTGATGGGTGAACTACTACTGGACCAACCAGGTGCCCTGTGGACCATGGATCTAATAGACGCCACCAGGGTGGACCATGCCCCGGACATGTCCAGGGTGGTGGTGGCCATTGACCCAGCTGTGACCAACCATGAAGACAGCGACATGACCGGAATTGTGGTGGTTGGTAAGGGCGTGGACGGACGGGCTTACGTCCTGGCGGACCGTTCCTGTCGTATGTCCCCGGCAGACTGGGCCCAGCGGGCCATCCAGGCGTATGACGAATTCCAGGCGGACCGTATCGTGGGCGAAACCAACCAGGGCGGTGACATGATCCGTACCATTATTAACCAGTACCGGCCAACCATCCCCTACCGTGGAATTGTGGCGAAAAGGGGGAAGCTGTTACGTGCTGAACCCGTTTCTGCCCTTTATGAACAGGGCCGGGTGTCTCACGTAGGGACCATGGTGGACCTGGAAGACCAAATGGTGACGTGGGTAAGTGACCAGGCTAACTATTCACCTGACCGCCTGGACGCCCTGGTTCACGGTATTACTGAACTGGGTATTGGTGGTGGCGGTGGTTCCGCTGACCGGTTCTTTGCCAAGTTGGCCCCGGAATGTCCGGCCTGTGGTATGCCTAACGCCTATGACGCCCGGCACTGTTCAAGCTGTGGCGGTGGCCTTACGCCCCAGGTGGGGGAAGCGGATGGGGCGGACTGGACGGGCCTTCAGATGTAAGACCTAGGCACATGTCGCACAAACACCCTTTATTACTGAACACCTGGCGTAGTAGTTTTGACATGGACAGATCTACCAGGCCACATTCAATACACACCCATACCATGTTGGACAGACGCCAAGTATGGTCAGTCCACGTTTCGCCCACAGCTTTATCTAATCAGACTAAGGAACAGAATGGCACTGTTTAGCCGGAAAAAGAACCAGGACCAGTTGGTTCAACAAATCGTAGATGAACTGGCCAAGGCCGGTGGTATGGCTAACACGCCAATGGCCAACTATGCCCAGTACGCCACCAGTTCCGCCAACATGCCAGCGCAAATGTCCGGTAACGGTGGTCAGGGCCTACTTCAGACCCCCGGCACCCAGGCCAACCCGCTTCCACGCCCGGCTAATTCTTTTGGTTCACAGCTTGGACCGTCTGCCCCGTTCCTTCC